CAATGTCCCGACCTCTAGCAATACCTACCTCAGTGCCACCTCTACCAAACTTTCTACGCCAATCAAGACCCCTTTGTGCCTCGGCCTTCATAGCCGCCGTTGGTGTATAGCTTTCGGCTCTAGCTTCATTCTGAACTGCCCATCTGTTGCAATAATAATCATCTTTGACATTAGCATCCCACAAGTCACAATAGCCTGCCTCATAAAAATAACAGTTTGCGCAATTGCGACCCTCTGGCACATCTTCGCTTGTTGCCGGTCTATAGTTTTGAGGTAACTCTCTTGTGCCAAACTCTGCAATGTTTATAGCTGTTAATTGATCATTGGCTTGAGCTTCGGTTTTGTGGCAGCCTAGTAACTCATTGCCTTCATCTTTTACTACTGCATAACCTTCGCAGTCCGGGTGATTATTTACTACGCTGTATGGCATCTAAAATCTTTCTAGCTTCATCTAGTCTAGGTGTTATTTGAGGTGCACCTTGTCGCACTCCGGCAACAGCGGCCATATCTCCATAAGCTCCAAAGGTCACAAGAGATACCTCTGCTAAATGCGCCTTTATACGCTCCATAACACCATCTGGTCTTTTGCGGTTTTTAATAGGCATAAACCCAATAGATAATTGATCTAATGCGCCATCTCTTACAAGTTCTAAAGCTTCATCACCTTCTCTTGTTTTTGAAATTCTAAACTCTGCATATAAACCATCATCTGTTTCTTTTAACAAGGTGGCTCTACCTAGCACATTGTTTTCACCATGACCACGCAAAAGTTTTACTCTGTGAGGTGCTCGGATAACATCTGCAAAAACACCTTTTCTAAATATCTCAGTTATGGTGCCATTGATGCGCTGCTCTTTATTGTATGGAACTGCTATGCCATAAATAGTGCGCCCATCACCATCTGCAAGGCGTAGTTGTAACTCTACTGAGTATTGTCTATTTTCTATATCATTGTTCATCTATTACCTCTTGTACTTGTGAGCTTGCATCTGTCTCATCATCAAATTCGCCCTCTTCATAATCCATAGACTCAAGGTTTTCTCTGTCACGCACTTCATCAACAGTTAAAAATCCACTTGACAGTGCGGTTGCGTATGCCGCATAGCGACTAGCTGTGTCTGTCTTAAGCATTGAGTCATATTTAAATTTAGCTGTTTGTCCACGCACTAATAGATCTGAGAAGGCGGCCTCAATTCTTTCAGCTATGGGCTGTATTGAAAACTTAATAAGCTGTAAGTTTTCTTGTTCAACATTGCTATAAGTGCGGCTGCTATTTGGTGCGCCTAGATAATAAGCCGGTAGGCCAAGGATGTTTGCGGCCTCTGTAAGTCCGGCTGTTTGTGCCTCTACCAATTGGCTTTCAGCTGCGTTACTACTTAGCACCTCAAAATCTGTAGATGCGTTCATTACTACAGGTGATCTATTGCGTGATGAGTACATTGACATCCATGCAGACTTTAAAGCATCTGCCTCTTCACTTGTAAGATCTGGATTAGCAGATTTAATAACAGCTGTAGGATTTACTCCACCATCAAAGTACCTAGCTGCATATTCATTTATAGCAATTTCCTTACCTAGTGATTGTTTTGCAACAGCTAAGATACCTCTGCCCACAAGATCACCCGGCATTGTAAAATTTTTAATATGAAAAATCTCTGACCGGTCATAAACTTTCTCATCAATTCTATAAACAATTTTGCCTTTATCTCTTGACACTTGTACCCGATCAGGTGCGACTGGATAAAGACTGTCTGGATAACCATTAGCTCCTGGCTCACCTAACACTGCAATGTAATTACCATCCATCAACAAACCTGCAGCCATAGCTGCGATAGTTTCCATTCTTGTCTCTGTTGGATTAGGTCTTGCTAAAATGTTTGGTTTAGGCATTACCTCTCTGCCATTGCGATATGCACAAAGCTCTAGTGCGCCGATTGCATCTGCAATTAAAGAGATACCTCTAAAGATTGCAGGTATGCCAAGTGCAGTGCGACCATCTACATAAGTACCTGCATAATTGCCTTCAAAAAATCTGCCGACTCTACCAAGTGAGTCCACATAACCGGATGATGTATAAACTAGGCCGGGTTGTATCTGCCTCTTGAGTAGCTTGCCGAGCATTATTTACCTCTGACCTCTAAAGCAATGCCGAATAAAATTAAAAATACGCCGCCTAATAATACTCCAGAAATTAAACTAATAGATGCGACACCTAAGACTAACAGTAAAGATCCTAAAACTTGTAATATTGTTGATAAGTATTTCATTAGTACATCTTACTCCTTGCCACTGGTCTTTCTTCTATTTTGGTCACTACTCCATAGCGTGCCAGTGTTACCGCTACAAGTGGCGTGATGTTTGTTGTACTTTGTCTATTCCAAGCCCATGAGTCACCTAATGGTCTTTTTGTTGATCCCATGATTGCAGCTCTTAGGTTTGGGTCATCTATATGACAAATTGTCCTAGCCTGCACTGCATCATAGAAAGAGCCACATGCTCTTGCATAATCTCTAAGATGTATTGCCATCACCCCTACATTCTCTTTTTGCAGCTCTGCGATAAGTGAGGCTGCAGGTGAGCCGGTATCTATGACCACCTTTGTTTTATATCGCTTACATAGCTCAATCAATTTAGGCAATACCCAGGATGTGCCCTCTTTACACTCAATAAGCTCTACAGGCGTGTAATGTAAAACCTTGCCACTAACTGCAATAGCGGCTCTATCACGCTCCCTAGATATATCTACACCAAAGACCACCTGATCACCCAAAACTATGTCAGTCCTAGCTAGTGCATCCCAAAGCTCTGTTTGAATAACCTGCACTGCATCTTTAGCAGGCCAAACATTGAGCCATTCTTTTGTGAATATCTCTGGGCTATTAGTCAATGAAGCCTCTTTCACAGCTTCAAGCAAAACACCCTTCTCTTCATGCAAGGATGGAATTGCCTGATACCACACATCTTGATCCATATAGTCAAAATCATCTGACATGGGTGACCATTCAAACCAAGCTAGTTTGTTGGTTGGCTCTGCAATCTCTCTATGTCCAAGCTCTCTGTAATGCTCTAACAGCTCTGACTCACCCGGTCTGCCTGCATTAGACATGATCCAAAGCTGACCATTGCGCTTTGTTGCTAGTGTTGGCTGCAAGTTTGCTATCAAAGATAATGGATGTGTTAGTGCCTCATCAATGACCATTAAATTCAAACTTAGTCCTCTTGCACCTTTGTCATTAGGTGTTACAACACCATAGGTAGATCCATTGCGCATATAGATTTTTTCATTGCCATTAGTTTTTGAAACCCTTGCAATACGCTTTGAAAACTTCGGTGACATCATAAAACTTAACAGATGCTCTTCCCATTTAACTTTAGCCATGTTGCGATCTTGAGCTGTATAGGCGACATGTCTTTTAGGTTGCAATAACTCATACGCAATGCGTGTTTCTATTAGTTTTGACTTGCCGCTTTGTCTGCTTACTTGAGCTGCAACAGTGCGGTATTTATACATGCCATCTTTGTCTTTTTCTAAGCCCACATCACAGACATATTTTTGCCATTCAAACAAACTAAAACCCAACAGCTCTGCAACAAGCTGCATCTTGTCGCCATCTGTCTCACAAACTTCATCTCTGATTGATGCCCACCTTGGTGGACACTTACTTAAAAATGTCATCTGCCTCTGGCAAGCCACAATAAGTCCAGATCTCTCTTAGCTCTCTGGATATGGATGGGATGGTGTGTGTGTTTTCACCTGTCTTTTCAATAGCATCCCAGGCTGTAGCTAAGCCTAGTAAAGCTACCTGGGTGACACCATCAATATCTACACGCCCCTTCAAAGCGTTATTCATTGCAGCTGTATGTCTGCCAATTGCAGGCTTACCACTTACGGCTGTTTTTAATGGCTTTCCTTTTTTTGTTGCCATAGATCGCCCCCTTAGAATAGTTGCAATGTGCACACGCTGGCCTTAGAGTACCAACCCACAGCTCTGGAGCTGGGAAGGTATCAATCGGTGGATCATGGTCAATAGTTGTAGCTTGGGCTTTTTTGCAATAAAAACAGGCTGGCTGGGTAGCCAAAATAATCCTGCGCATTTGTTTGTAATGAGCGTTGTATTTTCTACTTTTTACACTCTTCATAACAAAATTGTTATCTTTTTTTTCCCTTTTGGGCTTGCTTCGGGGAGAGAGATTCGCAGCAC